CAAACTAAACTGTTCAGTCGGTGAGGTGGCGGTATTACGACAGGGAATGTATTGTTGTTTTCGGTGATTCTGGATCACCAGACCACAACACTCATGAGGGTAATCCGCTTTGGCATGATCAAGAATGGATTGAATTATATAGGGGCGCATACGGGCACCTTAAAAATAGAAAACCCGCCGAAGCGGGTTGCACTGAATAATAAAGTTACTCACCTTACCATCCGCATGATTTTCTTACTGGGGCTATCTCATCTGATAATCCGGTTACATTGAATGTGGTGTTAATGGTGTTTTCTCCATAAGGCGTCACTTGTGCAAAAAGTTTATTTTTACCGAATAATGACTTAATAAATGCAATTTTTCCATCGGGATAAAAAGCTGATTTATTATCAGTGGAAATAATCCACCATTTTTTGGCTGCTTTTTCTTGGTTGATTCTTGTTGTTACTTCTGTTTCATCAATCCCTAAATAGGCACCCCAGTTGATATATATTTCAGTTTTTTTATTTTGACATCTAATAATCAATCTAGGACTGGCGACGCCAAGCAAAGTCGTATGTATTGGACGAGAAGACTCGACGCCTAAAATTACGGTTTGAGAATCATCAACTTCGGATTTATATTGTGAAATATGCCAGTCATTCTTTTCTTTTTTCACGATCTCCTTTTCCGAATATAACGATTCGTAACAGTCTAACTTTTTGCTCGATTCAGTCACTTTTTTACATTTTTTATATTCGTCTGTTGATATGGCACTAGCTAACGCCGGGCTTATAAAGAGCATGGGAAATAAAAAAAATATTTTCTTCATACAAATGCACCTGATATTTATAAGACTAATATTTAGTTTACTTGTAAATGAATGCACGGGCACTCTTTTTCTGTTTATCGTCTCAGCAATGCCGAACCGGGAAAACCCCCGAACGGTAGTTGTGTGTTTTCCCCGTGCCTTAGCTTGCAGTCGCGCATTAATCCCCCGCAGACATCCCGTGACGGGTCATCCGTCGGGTTGCCCTCTTCATCAAAATAGCGTGTGCCGGTGTAGTTGCACGGGGATTGTCGATATTGTCCGCGCATACACCAGGTGCAGAGGCTGTGAATTTGTCGGGTGGGAATTTGAATGCCCTGCAAATCCGCCGGGGACGACAGGGCAAAATGCACTTCGGTATTGTCTTCCTGTGTTTTGCTGTCGATATAGAAAACATCAATTTTTTCCTGTGTCGGGTCAGCGTCCGGGTTGCCGTCGGGAAAGTTACGGGCATCCAGATAATGCACAAAGGTCATATGAAGCGTCACGCGGGCCTGCACCATATTCTGGTAGGCCAGACATAAGGCACTGATTGTGCCATCCAGATTCGCCACGCTGAGTGTGGGTGAGATTGCCCGGCCGTCACCACTGACCTCCAGCCCCTCGATTTTCACCGGCCACGGTTTGTATTCCACCCCCTGCCACCAAAGGGATTTAGCCGGCAAGGTGTCCGCATTTTCCAGCTCCGCTTCGGTGTAGGCAATCGGGTGATGGTGAAAATACAGCTCAGGGCCGCCAAACGCTGAACCGTCAACGGCAAACAATAAAACCTTACTCCCCGGCTCCAACTGTTGGAGATCACTATGGATGGTCATATTCCCTCCTTTTAAGGGTGATAAGTGCGGGTAAAGGTCACGGACAGGGTGAAGTAGGCTCCGTGTGCCTGTAGGCTGAACTTTCCGGCCTGATACAAACCCAGCTCCGCTAACGGATTGCGCCATTTGAAGGCACGCCAGCCCTGATGTTCGCGCAGAAACGTCATAATCGGTTCAATATCCGCCAGAACACCGACAAATGACAGCGGCCAGCTTTCCCGCTGGCTGTTGATCCCATCCCCGCTGGTTTGCTTGTAGCCGTCGCCGAACTGAACGGTGCGCACCACCGGCTCAAACTCACCGGCAGCGCCCACACGAGCCGGGAAATCAAAGGTTTTTATCATCGCCGTCCTCCTTTAATGGCGACACTGAGTTCACCGCCCTGACCGAGACTTTTATGCAGCAACGTCTTAAAGCGCTGGTCAATAAACTTCGCAATATCCTGTCCGGCGGACTCAAACCCACTGGTGGTTTTCACGTCGTGATTGCCGTCAGACTGGATCACGATACTCACCTGATTGGTGGTCTGGTTGCTCGTCCCGCCTGACGTCTCGACCCCCAACCGCCCATCTGAACCACGTTTTAGTGGAAGAATGGCTTCCGGTCCCGCCTCCCCCATCAAGCCGCCACCTTTGGCAAATTTAAACAGGGTCGGGCTGCTGATAATCTGCCCGCTGTACTGACTTAAATCCGCTGACTGGTACACCCCGCCTTTCGCGTTCGCAATCGGACTTTTCCAGATAGCCGGGGTCAGGGTAGTGCCCGAGCCGATGGACCCCATACTGCCCCCGGCGGAGGCTAACGACTGGGTGCCCATATTCGCCATGCCGCCCCCGCCGAAGAAGCCGGAGATGGCCTTGGTGATCAGTGCCTGCATGGCTATACGCATGAGGTCCTGAATGATGGATTGTGCCAATGATGCCGACAGTTCCCGCATGGACTCCGAGAACGACTTACTGCCGGTCAGCATCCCGGTCAACGCATTGCCGGTTCGCTGTTCGACTACATCCAACAAATTCAGTTGCATACGCTGAAAATCCCCCTGTGCCCCGTACAACTCTTTCGCGGCGGCCAGTTGTGCATCCCGCGATCGCGTTCCGGCGGCGGTGGTTAACTGCTCGAACCGCTCTTTGCTGATACGGTTATTGCGGTAATAGGCCTCATACAGTGCGGTTTGTTCGGTCAGTTGGTTTTTTAACTGAATCACCGGATCGACCTCACCAGCCAGATGCAGTTGCGGGACAGCCAACGCCCGCGCCTGTTCTGCTAATTTATCTTTAACCGACGTCTGATTCAGGGTCTTGCTGGCTAGCAAATATTCCTGCTCGGTCAGCAGGCGTTCAGCGTACAGTGCTTTCAGCTCTTTGCTGGCTTCCGCCTCCTGTCGGATAAGGGCTTTTGCCGGGGCATAGCGTTCTGCCAGTTCCAGCCGCTGTTTCTGGTGGTTTTCGGCGTTCAGGGCTTTCAGGCGCTCAATCTCACTCTGGGACACTAAACCGGACTTCGCGATATCGTCCAGTTTTCGCTGCACGTCTTTCTCATTCAGCAGAATACGGCCCAGACTGGTGCTGTGCGCCCGCTCAATATCAAACCGCAACTGCTGATACTGATTAATGATTTGGGTGGTGCTCTTTTCCTTTTGACCGCCTTTACCCTTGCTCCCACCACCTTCACCGGTCCATGGGGTTTGATTGTTATCGTCGGGTTTGGATGGCTGATCGTATTTACCACTTAGTAAAATAGATTCTGCATTTTTGAGGCTTTCTTTTTTTGCTGCGAGGTCTTTTGCTATGTCTTCCAAGTCGCCTTGGTTTTTACGACGGTGTTTTTCATATTCAGCCGGGCTTTCATCAAACCAATCTGCAAGAAACCCTAATCCGCTGTCTCTTATGCCTTCCATATCAGATTGTCGTTTTTGGGAATACCTTGCTGATTCTCCATAAAGCCTCTTCTGTTCCTTTTCTAAAAGCTGTATATCCTCCTTAAGATCATCCATGCGAATTTCTAGTTTGATTTTTGATAATTGCTGTAATTGTGCAATTGTCTCTACTAGCGATCCTTTCAGGCTATCAACTTTTACCTTCGCTTCTCTAACGCTATTGCTAAAATACAATACAGCAGACCCTGCGAGCATTGCTGCGCCGAAGGAGCCGCCAATCATCGCCCACGCACTACTAGCAAAATTCATAGTTCTGGATAGCGCCTGATAAGAGAAAGAGAGTCGGCGGTTAGCCACTTCTAGTGCCTTTGTGGCTTTCTCCCTTTGTTTGTACGCTTCGGTCTCTTGCCGAAATAATGTGTTTTTATCCCTGGCATAATTAACGTAAATTCCGTGCTGGCGATTGGTACTCTCCAGATATTTAATGTGCTTGCGTTGCGCTTCCGTTGAAGTAATCGTGGCATTGGCCTGCTCAATCGTTTTCCGGGCAGTATCGGCCTGCTGCTTCGCGGTGTTCCGCATCGCTTTTTCGGTTGCCCGCCAAGTACTGATATTCTCCCGCAGTCCGGCAGTGAGTTTGGTTGCCATCACGGGGATTAAGGTATGCAGAGCCACATTAGCCACCGTGTTAAAGTTTTCTGACAACGCATTCACGGCATTGGTCGCCCCCTGAACCCCGGTGCGTAGGGGGCCATCCGCGCCCATACCGACCTTGATCGCCATCACCTCAAACGCTTTACCCAATACATCCAGATCGGCGCTCAGGTTATTCGCCCGGGCGGCGGCCTGATCGTAGGCGACTTGTGTGTCGGTCAGCGCCAGTGTTAAATCCCCCAGTTCACGACGGCCCGTGACTAACTGGGACGCCGCACTCAGGTTTGCCCGCCCGAACAGGGTGGCGGCTTGTGCGGTGGATAACTGCTTGTTTTTCAGGTGTTCTAACGCGGCTTCCAAACCGACCACTGACGGTTTCAGTTTTTTATCGGTGGATTTCTCCAGCGCCAGCACCACGTTACGAATGGCGACTCCGGCTTCCGCCCCTTTAATGCCGCCTTTGGCTAATACCTGAATGGCCGCATTCAGCGTTTCAAACGAGATGCCCGCCTGTGCCGCCATTGTGCCGCCGTTCTTGATCGCCTGGGCGGTTTCGTTAATCTCCGACGCCCCGTACTTCGCCCCGGCGGCCAGCACGTTGATATAGCGGTCGGCCTGCGCGGCACTGACCCCGAACTGGTTTAAGGACAGGGCTAAGGCTTTGGTGGCTTCCGGTAAGTCCACGCCGGAGGCTTGGGCCAGCACCACCGCTTTCTCGGTGGCCTGGGTTAAGGCCTGGGTATTTTTCAGCAGCTCCGGTTTGGCGGAGGCCATCAGCTTTAAGGCCTGCGCAATGCCGGTCGCCCCGAATTCCGTGGTGCGCCCCAACCGCAGCGCATCGTCGTTCAGCTGCTTTAACTGCGCCCCGGTTGCGCCGGTAATGGCGGACAGGTCAGACAGCGCCTGCCCGTATTTACGGGTATGGGTGATAATACTGCCCAGTGAGAACCCGGTGCCGGTCAGTAACGCCAGCTTGCCGGACACTGATGCAATCTGGTTTGCCAGCGAACTGTAGGTCTTTTTGAGTTTTTTCCCGTCTTTGTCGGCTTTGTCGGCAAAGCGTTCCGATTCCCGCCCGGCATACCGGTAAGCATCGGCAATCTGGGATTTGAACGAGGTGGCATTGACCAGCAGGCCGACCGTCAGGGAAGAGAGATTCGCCATGATTTACCCCAGAATTCTCATGATATTGTCACACTGTGCCTGCACCGTGTCCCGTGCCACCGGCGCAGCGGGTGCGGGTTCATCACGGGGTGAACGGTGTTTCAGGCGGTAATAGGCCTGCCACTCCTGCAGGGTGGCCGCCGGCAGGGACAGGATACGGTAGGGATCGATTTCGCCGAGCTGTTCAGCCAGCGTGAAGGCAAAATGCAGCGTCGGCGAGTGGGTTAGTTTTTTTCGGCGTCCTCCAGCGTACCGATGGCGTGCCGTTTCACAATCTGGATAGCCTCAATCATGCTGGCATTATCGTGTACCGCCATTAATTCCTCGGCGGTGGGGAGTTCGGCGGCCGGAATGGGCTGCCCCTTCTCATCCACCAGACAGTCCAGCAACATCTGGATATTGAGACGGGAGGCTTCGCGCCCGTCCCCGGCTTCACTCAGTTTTTCCGCTTTTTCTTCCAGTGTCAGCAGCTCTGAGGCCGTCATACGGCGCAGGTTGACGGGAATGCCGAACAGTTCAACGGCTTTGATGTGCGGGCGCGGGGTCAGTAACGCCGCTTTCAGGTTTTTCATGCGGTCACTCCGGTTTGGGTGGTGGTGCCCCAGACGAGGTTATTCTGTTTGCCCTTGACGGTGATTTGGATCACTTCACTCGCGGGCGCGTTAATGTCGTTCATTTCCCAGCCGGACAGGGCGAGCACCATCGTCGCCGTGCGCTGGTTCGGCAGGGCAATGTAGAACTGGACGGTCTCGCGCTGTTCAGCCGCATTCAGGAACGCGGTAAAATCGGCATTGCCCGGGTCATCAATAAAACCCAGTGATTTCTCGGGACCTTCCGGCATATCGGAAATAAATTGTTTGTTGGTATCAATCAGGGTGGTGCAGTCAATAAAACTGCCGGTTAAACCGGTGGCCCCCAGTGCCTTGCAGTTCACCAGCGGCTTCATTTGTGCCACGCTGTCGCCGGGTTTGCCGAATTTCACCCGTGTGCCCGACGGCAGGACAGCGTATTCAGGGGAGGTTTTTGCCATAAGAACGGACTCCGATAACGGTTAGGTGCTGTAACGGGATAAGGCCTCGCGGATTGCCTGTGCGAGTACCTTAATGACAGCGGTCTTGTTGTAATCCAGTGCCGGCCGGATAAACGGTTTCGGCACCTGCTTGATAGTGCCCATCTCCTGCGCCAGTGCTTTCAGGCGATGGGGTTGGGTCGGGCCGACGGTGATCATCACCCCGCCCGGGTATTTCGTCGATTTGGCTGCATGGATCTCGATAGCATCCCGCAGATGGGGACCCGGGCTTTTCCGGTCATAACCGGCATGTATTTCCATATCCTCTTTGACGATTTCCATTGCGGCCTTGCCGGCTTTGCGCAGGATTTTAGTCTGGAGTTCGGTGTCCAGCGCCTGCAATTGACGGCCCAGTGCTTCAAGGCCGGACAGCCTGACGCCTATCATGGGTCGCCCTCCGTGTAGGTAATGATAAAGTCGCGGGTGAGGCGGTAACGCTTGCGGTTTTCGGTCAGCTCTTCCGCGTCCTGATGCAGCGCGCCCCGTGAGACCGTTTGCACCGGCGTCTTACCCAGATATCCGTGCTGGATGGCTTCCCATTCCCGACGAATTTTGGCTTCTAACCGTAAAGCCTTGCTGTAATCGTTCAGCACAATCAGGCTGATTTGAAACCGCGCGTCGATGAGCCGGGTGGCAGCCAGCCCGGTATTAAAGTGAGGGTCACTGATACGCTGGTAGGTCACGCCTTCCAGTACCGTTGTCGGCAGGATCAGCGGGTAGGCCTTCATTGCTGTTAACCGCTCTAACTCGGCTTTGAGTTCAAACTCGATCATGCTGCACATCGGCCTCCGTGGTGATAATGGCCCGGTCAGGGCGATTGCGGTCAACGGTGCGGACCGTAAAAAAGCGGCCCTGATGTTCGACCAGCCAGTTAATTGTGATGTCTGCCCGTGGCCTGACGGTAAATTGCTGCACTTCAATCACCGGCTGCTGGTCAGCGGTACGGATTTTGCGGTGGGACAGCGCCTCCGCTTTCGCCCAGACCGTGGTGACATAATCTACCGTCACAATTTCGGTGCCGGACTCATCCCGGCTGATAACCGGACGGTATAATTTGATGCGATAGCGCAGTGCACCGGCTCTCATCAGGTTCTCCTATAACGGAATATAACGATACGGCTCCAGCAACGCCTTAAATCCCATCGGGATGGACTGGGCTTCGCGGTTTTCGTACCAGTAGCCCACCGTCAGCATGATCGCCAGTGTCACATCGTCTGAGACGACCAGCCCGTCCGGGTCAGTCGCCGGTACGGCTTCTTCATACAATCGGCGGTTCAGGTAGTTTTCTGCCCGCTTAATCGCCGCCTGCGCATAGGTCTTCAGCAGGTCATCCTCAACGGTGGTATCCTCGTCAAGCCGACACTGCTGTTTCAGTTGTTCGAGCGTGGGAAAAGGCATATGGCCTCCTGAACACCTGCCACCCTCGCGGATAGCAGGCACAAAAAAACCGCATTATGCGGCGTGGGGGATGGGGATACCGGATTATGCGGCGACGCTGCTGCCCTTGCCGACCAGTGCCTTGATGGCCGCCACATCCTCCAGAATGCAGTCGAAGCGGTGGAACGCCAGAAACGCCACCTGATCGTACTCGGCATAACGTTCAACCAGACGTTTCAGGGTCATGTAGGCCACGCGGCGGACAATGAAACGGTTGAAGTCACCACAGTAGATAAACTTGTTCCCGGCGCCCATGTCGGCAATCGCCTGATCAATCACGTAAGGGATGCCAAGCACCGTCGACGGCACCACTCCGGCAATTTCCGGCAGCCACAGCGGACGATTCTGCGCGTCTTCCATTTCGGTGATCGTTTTCAGCGTGCTGTCATTGAACGCCCAGCGGAAAGTCCCGGCATTGCGGTAAGCCGGGTCAATCGCATGTTTCAGGGTGTTCATGTCTTTCCAGCTGAATTTCGCCGCCGCCTCCACAGTGCCCGTCACTGACGTTTCCAGCCCTTTCGGCTGTAAGGGGCTGCCGCGTCCGGTGCCTTTCACCAGATATTTCGCCTCCCCGCGCCCGATACGCTCGGCAATGCGTTTGGCCAGATAGGCTTCCATATCAATACCGGAATCCTGCAACAACTCACTGGAGACCCGAATGATTTTGGAGGACAGTTTTTTAGCCCCCAGTGATTCGGTACCAAACGCCGTGTCTTCTTCACTGGCGGCGGTGTTTTCACCCAGCAGCTCCCCTTCCTCCGCCGTCCCGTCAGCGGTGGCCCACTCAATGGTTTGTCCGGTGGCGGTACTGAGAATCTGCGCCACGCTGGCAATCCCGCCGTAGGCTTTCATGGATTCCACCACTTTGTTCAGCATCTGGGTCGGCACGGTGTAACCGCCTTTCTCGTCCGGGGTGGTGCCCTGTGCTCGCAGCTCCCGTAAGGCCTGACGCTCTTCCGTGTTCATGTCCCCGAGACCGTGACGCAGGAACTTGTCAAAGGCGGCAGCACGGCGGGTCTGTTGTTCCGTGTCCGGGTCAGCGGTCGGTTGCTGGCGTTGCTCTGGTTCCTGTTCATTCACTAACTGCTGATCCAGACTGCGCAGGTCTTCCTCGCGCTGGATTTGGGTGTCGATGCCCTCCAGTTCGGTCTTAGCCTTATGCCATTCGGTGCGCTGTTCTTCTGTCCACGCATTATCACCGATTTTCTCATGCAGGGTCCGCATCTCGGCGGCGATGGTGTTACGGCGTTGTTTCAGTTCATGCAATTTCATGCTTATATCCTATCGGTTCAATAAAGTCAGCAGACGTTCACGCGCCTGTTTTTGGTTAATGGCCTGTTGCAGCGCCCCGCTGTCCCGGGCGTCTTTCCATGCGTTCAGAGAACGGACAGCTGAATCGGCGGCCTGATAAGCCGGATAAGTGACCGGACTGACATCAAACAGGCGGGAAAACTGGGTAATTTCCCTGATAACCACCCCTTCCTCATCTTCGTACCAGTGCTCACCGTCCCGGGCGACCCGGAAGGCAAACGAGGACTGGGTAATGTCCCCGCGCTGCATCGGGGCCAGCACCAGATCGCGGATAGTCTGGGTATCCGGTGCGGTAATGTCATAGCACAGCCCCGTGTCATCCACCGATAACGCCAGCGTGCCCGAGGTACTGCGCCCCAGAATAAAATTGGGGTCATGGTTAAACAATCCGCGTACATCATCATTCAGTACTTCGTCAAAGGCACCGGGCTTGATGATTTCACGAAAACCCCAGAGGGGTTCAGAGCGACTGTTAAACACCGAGCCATAACCGACAATGCGGGTCGGCTGGTTTTCCTGTGTATCAGCCCGCACTTCACCGGGGTAACAGCGCATTTCCCTGTCACACATCAGTTTGATCCTCCTGTTCAGGCGGTTGGGGATTAGTTATAGGACTGGCCGCATTGACGCTGACCAGCATGTCATCCAGCCCGTCAATCGGGTTCATGTCTTCAAAGGCCCGGGCCTCGTTGCGACTCATCCAGCCGTCGGTAATGGCAAAATGGTAGAATTGGGCGCGCTCCTGTGGGGTGCCCCGCAATAATCCGGCCAGATTGAAACGCACATAAAAACCAGCCGTGCGCTCCTGTCGGGTAAACAGGCGGCGGTTCAGCTCCTGCTCCCAGTTCACCACCCACGGCATCACGGTATGGCGCACAAACTGAATGGCCTGATTGCTGATATTGGAAAAGGTGGCCTTCTCCAAATCGTTAATCATATGGGCGGGCACATTGAATACCCCGGCAATCATCGAGCGATTGAGTTTCAGCATATCAATCAGCTGGGCATCCACCGGTGAGACCGTCAGTGCGTGGTAATCCAAATCGGCAGGTAATAACAGGGTTTTGTTTTCCTCACGGCGCAGGGCCGCCGACGCATTCCGCCACATCTGTTTCAGTCGCTCCCAGCCCTCTTTGCCGACCTCCCCCTTCACCGACACAATCCCCGCCGGACGGGCGTTACCGCCAAAAAACGCGCTGGTGTATTTCTGTCCGCTCATGCCCATGCCGATGGTTTCCGCATGTTGCAGAATGGGGCTTAAGCCCATTTTCCGGTTATTGCCCAGTGCCCGCAGGTGGATCATGTCATCGGGGCTGATGGCAAAACTGCCGTCGTCGTTATACACCCCATAGGTATAGCGCCCGCCGGTATTGAGCAGGGTGGTTTCCCACGGCATGCAGGCCTCCAGTGTGGTTACTTCCCCTTTGCGGTTCCGTTTAACCCACGTGTAGCCATTGCCCCAACCGAGAATATGGCGTTGTTTCAGCTCCCGCCATTTATAGCTGGTCTGCCAGTCGTTCGGCTCATCATGTATCAGGTAGAACGCAGGGTGATCCCGGGCCATCTCGACGGTCTGGCCACTTTTGCGCATCACATGCAACGGCATCTGTGCCACCGACGAGGACAGCACATAAATGCAGGCATACACCGCCGCCAGTTTCATTGAGGTTTCCGGGCTGACATACACATCCGCACTGAACAGGCCGTCATGCTCAGCAGACTCCGCCGTCAGCGGGACACGGGGATTTTCCAGCGGTTCACTGCGAAACAAGGCATCAAGCAGCATGCCGCCCCCTTCTGGCGACCGCCAGTGCGTAGCCCATGCACAGGACGCCGCCGAGTATCAGGGTATTCGCCAGCCCGTATTTCAGGTAACAGCCCGCCAGCACCGCCCCGGCACCGCTCAGGGCAGTGATATCAATCAGTAAATTTTTCATAGGAATAACAGGTCATCCGGGTCGAGGTGGGAAAGAAAATCGGGTTCATCCCCGCCATTGACCAGCAAGCGGCTCAGACCGGTAAACAGCGCAACAGGGCCGTCTATCTTGGCTTCCGGCGTGGATTTATTCGGGAAAATATTGTCATTTTTATCCGGTTTGACCGTGACGTTACTCATCATCCAGTTCATCACCGGGTGGGCGTTATGGTGGAATTTGCCGCCGTAGACCAGTGCCTCCAGTGTCTTCATGGCTTCCGACAGGTTGCGCACGGTCTGGGGAACTTCCACCAGGGGGATACCCTCCTCCGCTAATGCCAGACTGAATTGCGCCGCACTCCACGGGTCAAAACCGAGTTCCTTCAGGTTGTCGCCGCTGATCCAGATTTGCAGCTCTTCCTTTATCTGGGCATGATCCACCACGTCCCCGTCCGTCAGGGTCAGGACGCCCATATCCGCCCACTTACGGTAAAGCTCCGCCTGTTGCCGGGAACAGCGCGCCAGCCGCCCTTCCGGCAGCCAGAATTTAAAATCTGCATGAACATGGCCGTTATTGCCCTGCCACGTTTTGACGGCGGCGCAGATATCAATCTTGTTCGCCAAATCCACCCCCACCCACATCGGGTAGGTTTTCAGTTCGTGGGATGGCGGCAGGGGGTCGCACTCATCCCATTTGAGCATATCCATCCACGCGGATTCAGCGGTCACCCACAGGTTCATGTGCTTGGTAAAAAAGTTATGCCGGGCAGACACCTGCTCTTTCGCCTTTTTCGCCAGTCGCCGCAGGTCATCCCAGCGTTTACAGATACCGAGTCCGGGATTGGCTTTCTGCCACACCGTCTCGTCAAACGGGTCGTCCTCTTTATCCAGCGTGTAAATCAGGCCGAAAAAGGTGTCATCGTCCACCTGCCCGCGCAGGACTTTCACCGCATAATCCCGCAATTCGTAGCAAATGCCTTCCTTGTTAAATCCGGCGGTGGTGATGCCGAACAGCAGGGATTGCAGCCGGGCCCCGGTCGCCGTTTCCAGTACGTCCCACACATCGCGGGTTTTATGGGCATGCAGTTCATCGACAATGCCACAGTGGATATTGAGGCCGTCAAGGTTATTGGCATCACTGGACAGCGGTTCAAACTTGGACGCAGACAACTCCTGATAAATCGCCAGTTTATTAAACTCAAACAAGCGCCCCAGTGTGGGTCTGGCCTGCTTGATCATGTTCTTCGCATCCTCGAACACAATGCGCGCCTGATCGCGGGTCGTGGCGGCGGAATAGACCTCAGCCCCGCCTTCGCTGTCCGCCCCGGTCATGTACAGGCCGATACCGGACGATAAGGTGGATTTGGCGTTCTTGCGGGCCACTTCGTTGTAAGCCGTGCGGAACCGGCGTACCATCACCGGGCGTCCGCTGCCGTCATTGCGCAGTACGGTCTCGCCGGTGGCTTCGTCAATCAGCGGGCGCACAAAGCCAAACAGGTTAATCAGAATGAAGATGTGCCAGTCCATCAGGTCAATGGGTTTGCCTGCCAGGGCCCCCTTGACGTGGGGCACAAATTTGTAAAAGTTCAGAATATGCTGGGCGCGGGGTTCGCTGAACGTGATACCGCGCGCTTCCCCGTGTGCTAAATCCTCCAGAAACCGCTGACAGGCCAGTCTGACCAGCTCCCCTGCTACGATATCACCGGCTATTACTCGCTCGGCATAACGGATACCGTCACTCACTTTTGCCATCTTAATCTCTCCGTTGCAGCAGTTCGGCCAGTGGGTCGTCTTTGTCTTCCCCGACCATATTCACTTTCGCGCGGCTGGACGGCGACATGCCGAATGCACTCAGCATGGCGTGGATGCGTTTCCATGCATCGGCTTTCATGCCCGCCGCCGGGTGCGCTTTGATGAGTCCCTGCTCGGTGCGGTAGGTGTAGCCCTCTTCATTCAGGGTGTCGCAGTGGGTACGGTATTCCACATACGCTTCAATCAGCAATTCCAGTGCCTTGGCATCCAGCTGCGTCAGGATACCGACGTTATCCAGTTCCCCGGCGATCCGTTCATGCCAGTAGCGCCCCATCTTGCCGAAATGCTTGGGCACATTGGGCACCCCTTTTTCCGGCTTCGGTTCCTTGTCGTTTATCGGACGTTTTGACGGGTTCCCCCTGACCAAACGCAGGTGGGTCGGGGTTGGCGGTCGTCCTGCCATGTGATTTCTCCCATAAAATAGCCTTGTTGGGGCACCCCAAAAAAAGGTTTACATTTCGCGGCGATATGAACAGAGGCAAGGCGGCGGTCCCCAAGGCGCGAGAGGGGTAGCGATTTACCCCGCCCCCACCCCTGAGCATCCTTGTCAGCCGTGATGGTTTCAGTTGAAAATAAAATCATTCGCATCAGGTAGTCGCGTGATAGTCACAGTAGGTTCATTCGCTCATCATCCTTATCGGCCTGCCGCTGTGTATGCATCACGCCCTTACCGTAATCGCTCCGTGGCTGTCTTCTTCTGATGACAAGGCCAGCACAGCAACATCAGATTCGATAGGGCATCCGTCCCGCCGTGGGCTTTCGGTTTAATGTGGTCTACGGTTGTCCCTGTGACGGCTCTGCCTGTCCGTAAGCATTGCTGACACAGATGCTTATCCCGTTGCTTGATGGTAGCCCTGAGTTTGTCCCACTTGCTGCCATAGCCGCGGGTATGTCGGCTCTGACCCTGCTGATGGTGCTGCCAGCCCGTGTGCAGGTGGTCAGGACAGTAGCCGCTGCGATCCGTTGTGGTCTTAGGGCAGCCTTGTTTGCGGCAGGCTCTCGGTATGCGAGGTGGCATGTTCTGGCCTCCCTATAATAAAAAACCACCCGTGTTAAGGGATGGCATTTAGCATATTCAACTGTTCTGTTTGATATAACCCCGTCATTTTTTAGCCGGGACAATATAAAGCTCTGTCTAAGTTAACCGTTACCGCCTTAAGTGTTAGAGCGAGTGAGTCTTCCTATTCCTGTTTGAACCAGAACATAATCGAATTGCAGTAGATGTCTGCTTTCCCAATCTCGAATCTTATTCTGAATAACAGGGATTGCTTTTTTCCTGTCATTCATATCTCTGGAACCTTGACTTGCTAATGCAAAAGTCTCTGCATCATATTTAGCAATTTCATGTGCTTCTATCTCAGCCCCTGAGAGGTTTAATCTCTTACGAGAGGCATAACCCTTGGTCCAATAGTCATGCAGGGCAATAAAACATTCTTCCTGATACTGAGTGAGTTTATTGCGAATGCTTGCTTTAACTTTCGCGGGGTTAATACTGAACAGCCAGCCATTAAGTTTTTTCAGCGGAATACATAAATGCTCACGAGTTTTGCCATCAGGAGCAACCGTAGAGATATGTCTACAGTTGAATTTCTCTTTTTGTGAATTGAGTTTTTTCTGTTGCCCGGTCCAATCCAGACCGATGTTTTTAACCACTGATCTCATTGCAACATATTCAATATTTTCTTCTTTTATTGTGGTGATAGTGTCACCTTTAAAGTTAATTTCAGCAGTTAATGAGTTACTCATAGGGTACTTTCCTTATAGAAAATCGAACCTGCTCACCAGAAAAGCCGCCCGTAGAAGTACCCATTAACGGATTTTCTCAGGTTCGACTTTCTGTAAGGTTCTACGTTTTTTTTATTTATGTGCGCGGTGAGGGCGCAGTGAAATGCAGATACAAAAAAGCCACCACGGATGTGATGGCAGGGGTTATTGCTTTAACCACTCAAGGGAATGGGTAAAGGAATATTGGCTTTAGTTTCAGCTAGTTAATGATGGTTAAGAATTATTCGTTTGTTTTGAGGTCTTATTGGAGTATATTTTGCTAAAAATATGTTCTGTTATTATTACAAACATAGAGGAAATATTATGCCTATATGCAGATATTGCCGGAATGAGATTAATAATCAGGCTGATTTTGCTACCCATGAACAAGCGCATATGCAGGGAAAAAGACCTTATGTCTGCCACATTTGTAATAGATGGTGCCTACAGAAAAACCATTTAGCCCAGCATATGCGAATTCATACGAACGAAAAACCCTTTGTATGTAGTGATTGTGGTAAAAAGTTTATTCAGAGTGGCAATTTAAACAGACATCAGAAAACCCATGCAGAAGTAAAGTCTCTTTTTAAGTGCCACATCTGCTCTAAGAAATATACTCGGCAAGGAAGATTAAAGGAGCATATACAAAATAATCATTTCGATTCAATGACAAATAGAACCTTACAAAGCACTTATCCACCGCAATCTGATCAAGATAATGATTTGAGTGAATACTTTTTCCTAGGTGTTCCTCCTTCTCCACCGCCAACACAAAGGAGCTCAACACCTCAAGCATCAGCGTCAGGTTGGAATGATCCCTTAATTGCAAACCTTATTACTCGCAGACCACCACCGCACTTAAATCAACCCTCATCTTCCGTTCAAAGAGGTTCGCCGACTCAAGCTGTTGGTTCAGTGAGACCAGTTATTAGGCAACCCCTACATCGTTATAACCCTATTGACGATGATGCCCCATCCCCTAGCATGGATAATAACGCAACTTTTGCTCGTATACGCCAACGCAGACAAGAACGAGGCAGGGCACAAGGAGCTCCCCCTCTGACACAATCAGGAATACCTACAACATCACACCAATCTGGTGTTAGCGGCTCAGTAGGACAATCACTTCCCCAGCTCAGTGCTGATGATATTGATCAGGTATTACCTCCAACAACTTCAGCACCAACCACATTTCCATCTCTCAATGCATGGTTTAGTAAAAAATAAATGGAGGTGTTCAATTAACACTCACCTACATCACGCCCTAACACACTCCCACACCCCAGAATCATTTGCTCTGGGGTTGAGTATTTTCCACTCTCTGGTTCCAAACCTTGATCGCTTCCGTATAAGCTTCTCCGACATCATCAAACCAACATGCATGAGAACCCGAAGCATCACAGTTATAGCAATTAACCCACGCTTCGTAATCTTTATCAGCAAAATCATAATGGTGTTCAGTTCCCACGTTATCACTTCCACAAAACGGGCACGGCTTGAGTTCATTTGCCATTATTATCATCCTCTACACTCAGTCTTCACATAACCCTGCAAATACTTCAATTTTGCCCGGTCGTTGATGATGCCTTCTCGGATATCGAGAACAGTTGATCCAGTTTCTCCAGGGAGTTCGACGGTGGTTGCATCGCCCACGCTGCCGGAGGAAGGGGTTTCACGCACAGGACAGGTGGCTTGGATGCGCAGCTTACGACGACCAGCGGCAACATCAGCCCGAAGAGTGTCAATTTCAGTCTTGGCATGGGCGAGTTCCTGTGTGTTAATGTTGTCGAGTTCGGCAAGGTGTTGGATGCGTTCTTGCTGATTGGTGATGAGGTCGGCTTGTTTTGATAATTGACTGGTCAGTGACTGATTTTCATTTCGCAATTCAATATTGTCGTCAATCAGGTAATTACAGATAAAACCTATCAACGCAATCCCAATGAGCGAGTAAATCTGCACTTTCCAACTCATAGTATCTCAAACGCTTTTTCAAACGTTGCCTCAGAATAAGGTTGTTTGCCGTTCTCGTGTCGGATAATGGATTTCGCCAGCAAAATCAGTGTGGGCTTGTTGACGTCAATCTTATCGAACGGGTCAACATTGAGTGCCTTGGCAACCCCGTTAATGTAAGCCGTGGTGTTATTTTCTATTGATGGCGCCCAGCGGTTGATCATCTTGGATACACTGTTATGCCCGCCCTTGTGGTAATTACACAGCAATTTCATCAGTGCCCGAATACCATATTCAGGTGATTCAAAGCGACAGAACCGCTTTTCAATGTTCGGGTCATGAGGCAGCAAGCCTTGCCACTTATTTGTTGGTTGATAATCAATGTTGCCGGGATTGTTATTGCGTATGCCTCTGGTCATCTGTGCACCCCAAACTTGTTTTTGAAGAAAGCGAAGACCGCATCGACAATCGAACCAATCTTCTTCGTGCCTAAAAAGCCAATCAGTACCCCGAAGAACTGGGCAAGGCTAATCGGTAACTGGGCATACTCCAGTGCGTTAATAATCCCCACACTGATAGCCGCACAAATAAAGGCTTCCACTAAAGAGGCTTTCCAGCCTGAACCATCCCTTTTCTCACGGGCAAAGGCTGTCGATGCAGCCAGAAACATACCGCCGAGAAAGGGCGCATTGATAATTAACCAGTTCCAGACCTGCGCCCAGAACGCTGTATCTTTTTCAGTCATGCGCATATTTCCACCCCATCAGAACAATGGGCGTCCGTGGGGTGAGCCTATGTCCGCCCCTGTGAGTAGGTTAAAAGTAATAAACTAATAGTTAAGGTAGATTGTTAGATCAGCCAAATATTAACCAACCCAAAGAGGTCTGGCTGATTACCTCTGTAAAAGGAAATTAAGAAATGCAATACGAATTTGAAAAAATCAAAGTTAATGGGGTTAACCCAGAAGACATGGCCTATGCAGTTCCAGTTCTGTTTTCACTTCTAGCTAAAATGATTACAGAAGACGATCCTGAAAAATTAGTTCGCCTCTATGGATTATTAGACAAGGCCATAGAATTTAATGAAAATGCATCATGCCGAGACCAAATAGCTCTTGTCGGTCAGATAACTAAATTTTCCCTAAGCGAAAAATAATCTCTCCATTATGTTTACGTAGAGTAGGTATACCATCCTCAATTGCATAGCTCGCAGATTTATCTTTTTCTGCGAGTTGTTTCTCCAGTTCTTCAATACGCTTTTCCATCATTCACCTCATGTGAGTTAATAAGAAACATGACAATCAACCAAATAGCTGACTTAGCTTATGCAGAATACAAAAAGAAATCATCTTGCTAAAATGAGTCTAATTTCATCAATAGCGATCTGATGTAGATTTTGATAATGAGTCACAGCTTGCGTAGTTTCTGCAAGCTGTTTTTCCAGTTCGACAACCTTTCTTTCCAGTTCTTCAATACGTTTTTCCATCATTCACCTCATGTGAGTTAAGAAGCTATTAGGCATGATCCGCTCCAGCATGAAGCCTCAGCTTTAGCCTGAGATAAAGCAGATTCAAGGGCGGTAATGATTTTTTGCTGTGTGCCGTCCTTTATGTATCTAACCGAAGCCATGCCTTCGCCTTTCTTTTCATCGCGAGACCAGATTACTTCGTCATTAAGCTCTATTGATACTTTCATTTTCGTGCCTCAGATTTGATATACAATTGTGAACTCAGGTTAATTTTAAATGGATTGATAATCCTGCTTTTACTATTGCTGATTGTAGAGCCTAACTCACAAATTAGGATGCCAGCCGCAATGCGTGGATACGGATGTGATTAAAGTGATTGCGGTGGCAAATATGGAATACCCTATGTTGAATAAAGGGTAATAAAAAGGTTGCCTGAGCAACCTTAAATTAATTCATTGAGATATTATCAGTAGTTAAGAACCACCATGCCATACGAAATCATCACTGCCTACTCTGTGTGAACCATAGTGCACTTCATATTCTGAGCCTAAATTGGCAGCCTCTACTTCAGCCGTTTCTTTAGCCGTATACATGCCTGCCAAATGCCAAGGTGAATAGCGAAGCACTCCCCACCCAAGCACATAACCCGCGTTCTCAGGATCTGGCTTTAACCCTTTATCTATAAACACATCTCTCTCCTTTGTTTGGGTACCCGGAGAATAGATTATTAATTGATTAATTAAAGTTCAATAAGCACCGTTGATTATGCGATGCTGGCAGTGATTTTAAGTGATGGGAGATCATCACGGTTATGCTCAACTATTACAGGCTCATGAGTACATTCAGTATCATAAACCTTCTTGTATCCCTCTGAGACCTTTCCGTTCAATGTATCTTTAATCAACAATCTATCACCCTGCCATGCCTTAAAATCAACAGAACTGGCGGTATTATTCTCGTTGAGACCGGAAATAGTGAGGGTTAACTTGCTCATTTGTCGTTTCCTGATTTTAGAAAAAGAAAAAGGCCACGCAATGCGCAGCCTTGAATTGATGCCATACCAGCCATTAGTCAGATAATAACTATGGTCTGAGAATGGGGAGTATGGGCTTTCAACAATACCGTCATCCAGACGGTAGCCTGAGTGGACTCACCTTAAACAGGTCTTAATGCCTCTCGAAGAGGAAATATTGTGCCGATCGGGTGCTGCTCAAATCAACCTGATTCACATCTAATACATTGATTTAACAATCATATAAGATGCTGTCCAACCCCGATGTAACCACTTGAATTTGTTCCGATGTGGGAATTCCGGTGTCGCTATTTGAACTACGAGAAGATTTCTCATAGTTGACTACACCCATTCGAATTCATCTTTCATGAGGGTGATCTCTTTTTCGCTGAAAGTCATAGTAACCAACCATTACACCATTTATTGACCGCTCACACCTATTTCAGTCTCATACACCCCCGTGTTAGCGAGAATTTAACGTTTATGAACGGTCAGCAAATGGCATAGAGATGTTACTTCGATGGAAACAAAAAACCCCGCTTTTGGCGAGGTCTGAAGTTAATAAGCTATGTGACATTGCTATCACTCTTATCACAATATACTCACTTTTGTAATTACGCAACCTTATTCATGATTTCTTTTTGCCCACCTTTATCCAGTTCTAAAACCACATCCGAGACAGCCAGCACCCCTTCAACAAATCCCTCGGCAGCCTGTAACCGTTTTGCTACTTCGTTGTGAGAAATACCTAACTTTGTTCCCATCGCCCTGAGTGGTGAAGACTTGATGTAGTGCAATACTATCAGCTGGTAAGAATACGGGTTGTGCTTTTTCAGACGCAAAATAGCTGCATCAATAGCAAACCCATCATCATCACAACATTGTGCGCGGGTTTTTCGGGTACTGGGTATCAGGTTTTTGAACCCGGCAGCAACCGGTGCCCAATCAACGGCGCTATTCCCCTCACTGGCCCATGCTCCCCACTGGCTGAGTATTATTTGCATGTTACGCATTACGCTGTCTCCCGCTGCTCTTTCATAAATATCCGCTCTCTGGCCTGACTGCCGTGCTGCAATAAATCGTTAAAATCGCCATCGTCAGGCCATCGGACGCTGACCCGCTCAATGTTGTTCTTTGCCACCAGATTCTTACGGGCGCACTCATACGCGGCAGCTTCCCCGGTGGCACTCCAGTCGTTATCTGCAAAGATAATCAGGTGCTTTACGCCCATCGGGGCAATGAATTTCGCCATATGCCCGGCGTTCATGGTTGACCATGTGTTGACCTTGTAGATTTGTTTGCAGGACAGGGCGGTTTCGATACCTTCGGCAATCCCCAGCGTGGAATCCACCGGAAACAAGCGGATCGCCACGGACTGCGTGTGCTCCAAGTAACTGTCTTCCTGCAATGAGTTCATTTTCTTCTGCGGGGTAATGTCGGCTTTCCGATCCCCGTCTAAATACGTCCTGTGCAGGTAACAGAGCTGGCCTTTTGAGTCAGTCGCAAGTGCCCATATTGCCTGTAATTTCCCGTTCCTGACGGGTTGCTCAGGGCAATACCTCACATTGTCAGCGGGCAGCCCATGAATGCCCCGATTGCGTAAATAGGCTTCGCCTTGTGTGCCTTTGAGCTGGGGCAGATGGGCATAACAGGCCGTGACTTTGCTTCTGAAGCTGGAAACAGTGGTTTCTTTTTTCACGACACTGCGCTTGTCAGACTGGATACCCAGAAGCCGATCAATCTCGTCGGCTAACGTCTTGTAATCTTTGTTCTGTGTCAGGAGGAGTAGCTTCCAGCCATTGCCTTTTTCACCACAAGCACAAATAAACGTGCCGCGCCCTTCCTGATCATCAATACGAAATTTGCCCTTCCGCCCGCAGATTGGACACTTGCCTTTAAAGTGTTTTTTGCCTGTCACGGGTGGTAACTTGTAGTAAGCAAAAATTTCAGGCCAGCGTCCGATAACAGCGTCGGCGGTTTTTATTCTGTTCATCGTGTTTCTCCCTGATTAATGCCAAAGCGTTCACGGATATCGCTGAGGCGGCTCTGAATGACTTCCGGTGTAGGTGGCTCTTTGGGGGCTTGTTCTGTCTTCTTACGGGATTTCGCCCACGCTATTTGTTTGTGCTTGATGAAATTATTCACTTCGGGCGTCAGTTCCTGTGGTCGGTCATGCAAGCCGCGAGGCAGATCGCCAAACTTTTCTTTAAAGGTGTACTTAACCCACCAATCGCTGAGAACTTTGCCCTGTGACGCACGCTGGTTCTGGTAATACTTCAGCTGGGAGTAGAAACTTTGCTTTTCCGCCTGTGTATACACGCGCTCTTTCAGGCTTAACTTTTTCAGGCCGCGTGTGGTATCGACGTCAACATCCTCGCCTGTCAATGGTTTGAATCCGCACTTCGGGCAGACATAGACCCCTGCCGGCTTCATGTAGTGACAGGAAGTGCACTCCTTCGGTAGCTTCTCGCGTTTCTCCTGTTCACGGTGACTGGACTGGGTTTTCATGCCATCGTTCTTACTGGGTAGTTCGTCATATTCGATGCTGTCGGGATAGCCGAGGCGGTGAACAGAGCCGGAGTGATCAAAGATAAGGCAGGCTTCTTTGCCCGGTGCTTTCCTCAGGCCTCTGCCAAGACATTGCACCCAGCGAATCTCTGATTTAGTGGGACGAGCGTAAATGATGCAGCGCACATCGCTATCAAAACCAGCGATCAAGGTGCCTACGTTCACAATGATTTTCGTCGCCCCCTGTTCAAAGCGGTGGATAATCACCTGACGTTCATCAGGGGGAGTGTTTGCGGTAATAATGTCGGCATTGATACCGGCGCGATTGAACTCTACCGTGACGAAATTGGCATGACTGACCGTTACACAAAAACAGATAGTCGGCAGGTTATTGCCATTCTCCAGCCAGTTACTGACGATATCGCCCACCAAATCAGAACCACACATGATTTCAGCAATCTCAGCCTCTTTGTAATCACTGCCGTACTCCGCGCTGCTATTGGATTTCACGCGGGTTAAATCCGGTTTAGTTGGTGCATAGAATTCGTATTGACTCAGGTCGCCACGCTGAATCAGCTCTTTCATCGTGGTCGGTTTAATCAGCTTTTCGTAGTAGTGACCGAGGAACGGCGCAAACGGGGTGCCCGATAACCCAACCACCGGAATATCACTATCACGGATAATTTCCAGCATCCGCTTACGGCGTAAGTGGGCCTCGTCGATAATCAGTAAATCGATATTGTCGGGAAATTCACGGCGGATAATCGTATCGGTTGACGCAATCTGAATCAGGCGTACCGGGTCATAGTCTGGATGGTCACGCCAGACGTAGCTGATCTTATCTGCGGGCAGGCCATACTTCACAAATTGCCTGGCAGTCTGTTCGACGAGGATCGTATACGGTACGCAGAACATGACACGCATGTTACGGGTGATATAACCGGCTGTGATGAAAGCCGCCAGTCCTGTTTTGCCTGAACCTGTAGGGCTGTACACCATGAACGTGCGGTGTTGTTTCCAGTTCTGGCGCAATAAATTTAAACCGCGTTCCTGTGCGAAGTTAGGGGTAATAGTCAGCATAATGTGACCCCCGGTTTATTTTTCTGCATTCCCGTGCGATACTTTGACTCAGGTAATCGCTCTCCGGTGATGTCCGTAGCAAGAGGCTGAACAGTTCTGCTCGCCAAAGTTTCGCTGTTCAGTTTCTTGCGTCCTTCCGTATTTTTATTCTTCGTTAACATTGATACCCTCACTTGAATTATTTTCTCTGCCAGAGCACAACCTTGCTTAACTTCTGCAACCCCTCAGCCTTGTCAGCACCTGAACGGCGTTGCCCGGATAACCTCAATACCCTTTAGGCTGTAGCGCAGTGGACGCTTACCGTCTTTCAGCAGCACGAAGCCTGACATGCCTGCGGGGAGTTCACTCAGTTTCAGCAATGAGCGCTTACGGGGTGAGCGGTTATCTGCCTCAATTGCACAGCGTTCACCGGTGCGTGTTGTGACCAGATAGTCAATGCGGCCATTACGCCCATCGCTTAACTCAGTCACCGTGAAGTTCTTTTCCAGAAACCAACCCTGCTCACGGATCTTGGCTTTCAGGACAGTTTCAAATTGCTGCATGTCGGCAGGGGTAGAAAATTGCTCTTCCAACAAGGTGATTAATTTTGCTTTCAGCTCAGTACTCATTTTTGCTCCTGTTGTATTTTGTATCACTTGAGTAGTACGGCGATTTTTCCTATTAAGTGCACTTATCTAACTTGGGTACTCTCTACTGAGATCTATTTAAGTAATGAGTTCTTACTTGGCTGTGCCTTTACCCCACTGAACTATCCAAGCCCCCCTTACCCCCCTGGTTTTCTTCCCTATTGGAGTACTAGTAAACTGATACACTGATAAATCTCCTGATAACGCGTTTTACTGCTTAGTTAATCGCTGAGACGACTTTCGGCTTCTCCGTGTAACCCTGTGCCGCGCGTTCGTACTTGGTGACAAATTCCCTGAGCCGGATATTGGCAGCCCGTCTTGCTGCGTTATCTTTGCGGTATGACACGGGTTCGTTATCCCACTCAGCCTGATACACTTCTGAATACTTGGCGGTTATCTTCGCCCGTGTACTCACCCGCAATCGTCCCAGCATTTCCTGTATCCACACGCCATCGTCAGGGTAGAAATGCGATGGCATATTCACTTGGGTGTAATCAGGAAACATATTGTTTGGATGATGCTGTAAAAATTAAATTTTCCTTTTTAACCGGAGTTAATCGGTTAAATTGTTTGGTTCCTTCCTCTATGCGACTAGCCATATCCGGTGAAGCCCTACGAAACCCGCCAGCAATCAAATTCAAATACCCAACACTCGTACCTACAATTTGAGCAAGGTTTCCCCAATCATCTTTACTGGCTTCTTTCTTCCAGCGATGTAAGTCATTTCTCATTTTTTTATCTCATAAGTTAACCCTAGACCTATAATTTATCTTTTTGATAAAAATTTGCAAGTTTTTTTATCATGGTGCATATTTATCAAATTGCTAATTAATGTGATCATGGTGATATGGAAACTAAAGACATAAGACGCAATAATTTGCGCACCTTGATGACACAACATGTGCGCCAAGGAACATCAAAAGCAGCATTTGCAGAGCTGATAGGGATACCCCCCAGTCAGCTCAGTCAACTAACGAGCGATAATGCAGTCAGAAACGTTGGGGATATTATCGCTAGGCGTATAGAGGAGAATTTAGAGTTACCTATTGGCTGGTTAGATGTCCCTCAGCAACTTATTGATAAGTGTGATAATAATCACAAAGAAAGAAACCAAGAAAACTATCACTTGCAAAACATTTCACATGAAGTTACTGATCTTTCATACAGGATTGAACAGCTCGATGTGGAATTTAGTTGCGGAGGTGGTAGATTGAACAGCGATTATCCCGATATAGTTCGCTCAATTGAGGTTGATCCTGAGTATGCAAAACGGATGTTTGGTAATAGACCATCAACATCATTAAAACTAACGACAGCGCTTGGCGATAGTATGCTGGGGACAATTAACCCCGGCGAGTTAGTTGTCTTGGATGTAACGGTTAACTGCTTTATAAGTGATGGTATTTATGCGTTTACATATGGAAACGGGATGCATATAAAACGGTTACAGCTACTAAAAGATAGGATTGTTGTTATTAGTGATAACCAAATTTATGACCGGTGGGAAATTGATTCGGAGAACGAAGCAAAATTTCACGTGCATGGGTTTGTTGTTGGTAAATGGAAAATGGAGTACGCAAGGTTGGGGTAATTTAGGCAAGAAGTCAGGATAACGAGCCAGCTAAAGAGCTGGCTTTTTTGTATATAAACCCAACTAATGATGAATTTATTTATCATTATATATCAATAATTTATCATTTTAGAGAGGGTATTTGATAAATTATTTATCAAATTGCTATTTACAAAATTTTATCTTTTAGATAAAGTCAAAGCCAATGGAGCGCATAAAGAGATCAAGCGAACTCAGCTCAAAAAAAATCAATAAAATCTAAATTGGTAAGGAATAAAAATGGAAAAAACATCTGACGATAATAGAAACATCAAAGCGCCACTGAACCTAGCCGAGAGATTACAGACTTATTTATTTACTTGGTCAAGTTCAGAAAAAAATCAAGATACAGTGCATTTGATTGAAATGGCCATAGATACAACAAATAAGATTATTGAAAATTTAAATCAATTGACTCAAAGCAACAATGAAAAATAAGCCGAAATAAATAATTACACCTTATGATAATTTAGACTTACTCAAAGGAATAACCAATGCTAGTTCTCCCTGTCGAAGTAAACAATATTAATTTTGAGGGTGCAACAATGGAATTTATCAATGAAGTGCGTGCGTCATTACGCCGCGAACGCCAATCTGCCATTCGTTTTCGTGATGATTATGCCGTCCGTAAAATTTGCGTAAAAATGGCATTATCAAAACGCCGTTGTATTCGTGAACTTATGGCTATCTATGGTTAACTAACTCCAGCTCATTTCCGAGTGGGCTGTGGTGAGTTAATTAAGTTAAACCAAAAGGAATAACCAATGCTAGTTCTCACTCGTCGTGAACAAGAAAAAATAAGAGTTGGTGATGATATCGAAATAATCATATTAGGCATCAACGGTAAGCAAGTTAAAATCGGAATTAAAGCACCTGAAAATACGTCAGTACATCGTGAAGAAATATACCAGCGTATTCAGAACGAGAAAAACAAGGTGGCATAATATGAAAACAGAAATGTTAGTTGGTGATAAAGAAGCTTTAAAAAATGTAATGGAACTTAACGAAGAAATGCAGGCGATATTACTTCCGTTATTAACCGCCGTTGAAAATGAAGCTAATTCTGATACTCACGCAATGTTACGTGCTGTGTATCGTTTATCAATGTCACAATATAAAGATCTGGATACATTAAATAATAACCTAAATTAAAAATAAAATTTCAGGGTGGAATATGTCAAATACATTACAAACAGCCGTTGAAATTGCCGAAGAAATAGAAACACAATTAGTCCCATTAATGTCAGAAATTGAAGATGGTGATTCAGTCGATGCATATTTAATGTGTCGTGGTATTTATCGCCAAATGAAAACACTGGCTGAAAAATTAAGAAACGTCTCAGGGGGGGGTAATAACAATAATTCTCTGTGTAATAAATTGGAAGTTAGCGCCAGTAAAGTAGAAGGATTGAAAACCTATATTACTTTATTACTGGAAAATGAAAGTGATAAACATGACGCTCACCTTCTCAGTATTGCTGTAGATCAGGTATTCGATATTGAAGAAGAAATAGCACAAATAAGAGGAAAAGAATTATGACAACGCGTGCACCAATAGAAGTAGCCACCAACCAAGATATCCAGATTGAACTACGTGAAGTCTATGTCGTTCGCGGTGCTAACAGGGCTTATCTCAGTGAAAGCGGCGCACTGAATAAATTGGCTTACATTCGGGCACAGGAGCAGTTTGATAAAGAAAAAAGGCCAAGCAATTACCCCGCCGAAAAAGTTAAGCAGGAAGACGGAACCACTAAATTACGTAAAGGTGCAATGCGTCCTGACTTCATGAGGCGACAGGAACGAGTTCTGGAAGAACTGAAAGCCGATATTAGGCAGATAAGAGAAATTGCCCGACTTGAAAAGGAATGCAGAACAGCAAGAGATAATCTTTTAACAGTTTTGGATAATTTAGAAAAAGCAAAAAATAAAAATAATAATTAAAAATAAAAATAATAAACCCAATTTAATTACAGTGCCTGCACTGGGGAATCGCTCACGCTGAAAACAGGAAATCAATAATGACACAAACCACTTTGCTTGAAAGAAAGCGAAAGGCTTTTATTCAAATTAAATTAGATGCCTTACAAAAGAAATACGGTTGTCATTCTGAAATAGTCAAGGTGGGTAAAACTAAATACCGACTCGATTTAGACAAAAAGATATTAACCATTGCATTAATTGAGTACTTTGAACGCGGCGTATTGAAATTAAGTAAAAAATCAATAGCAGAGAAATTACTCATAGATTCATATAACAACTTCTATACCAAATTCGGCAACCTCAGCGAAGAAGGTGAAGAGTTTATGAATTAAATATTAATTCTTATTGCAAAGAAAACGGAACCCATAAAATGAAAAATAAAACCTATTTAGAACTGGCTAATACCGCTATCCAAAATGAGAAAGAAGAAAAGTATGACATGGCTGCTGAATATTGGGGGAAAGCGAAAAACTTAGCAACCACTATTAATACTCAACTCTGGGCTGAATATCGTCAAGAGCATAATCAAAAAAGACATTTATTGCATCACAGCCACAGTGCCGCATTAAGAAGTCAGAAAGAAAACCAGAGAACGGCAGCGGCATTAAAAGAGTACATGAATAAACAGGCGGCAAATGATGACAACACGTGAGCAGACAATAAATCAAGCCAGAGAACTTGAAAGCAGAAATCTATTTCGCCGTGCTACTGAGAAATGGGGTGAGGCGCTTTCATTATCTCAGAATAAGAAACAAGAACAGGAATGCACCAAGAATAATTTGCGCTGCATTCGGCAATCAAAAGTGATTATTCGCGAGGGGTGGTAATGGCAAAAAGAAAAAGAAGTAAAACCCAGCAGAGTTTTATGGGGATATCGGTTCCCCAGTTAATTCAGCTAAAAGACGAGTCACCAAATACATATGAAAACGCAAAGAAGTATATAGACCCTTATTCAACCAATGACGGGAACGTATTAATTCCCCTTAATCGCTCGATGCGTCGTTATGCCAAGAAAATGAAAATTGAACTTAAGGAAGCAAAGTAATGAGCAAGAAAAACGAATTAGCACCCATATCCGCCAAAGAATTGCAGGTTGTCGAATATCGCGGTCAGCGTGTTGTGACCACTGAGCAGTTAGCTGCGGGGTATAACACCGACAAAGATAACATCCAAAAAAACTATAAACGCAATGAGTCTCGCTTTCATGAAGGCAAGCATTACTTTCTTTTGGAGGGCGATGAGCTACGAGATTTCAGAACGATCATGAACCAACAGACAATTAGTCCGGTGGTTAATAAACACACAACAAGACTTTATCTATGGACAGAACGCGGTGCAGCAAACCATTCCAAGATGCTGGAAACCGATCAGGCCTGGAACTACTTCGATGACCTGACCGAATTCTATTTTACTCGCCGGGATAACCTCACAACAGAAGCTGAACTATTAAGTAACCCAGCGAAGTTGCGTTCAATGCTGTCTGTGTATGCCGAAAACGTCGAGCGTCTTGAAGGTGAAAACAAAACACTGAATGCCACCGTGGATAGTCTGGAAAAGCACTTTACCAAAGGCCTGACCCTGCCTGCGTTCTGCAAGGGATTGAACGGTGTGAATACCGCCAAAATGATGTGGTGGGCAATGGAAAGGAACTGGCTTTACAACGAGCAGAGAGACCCCGAGAAAAAACCCCGCTGGCGTGTCGCTTCTTACGCCCGTGACCGTTATCTCACCGAAGATGAAAACGAGATAAAGCCACACGGACAAGACCCTTTTATCACCCGTACCGCTGTATTGCTGGAGAAAGGCTGCCACCGCCTGTACGCCCTGTACATGAAAGGCGAACTACCGATGAAGAAATCATGGAACGGCGAATATCACCACGACAAAGCCATTTACACACCGGAGGTGAAGTCATGATCATTGATACCGATTTGTTGCGTGCTGCATTGGTTTGTGTAGCTAAAGAAGAACAGGCGAAAAAACATCCCGGATTAACCGGAGTCCACATCACCCGGCAACATATTGAAGCTACCAACGGGAATGTGGTGGTTCGTATGGAACTTATCGAGGGCAAGGGTGCATTCTTTGATGAGAGTGATGCAACCAACTTCGATCTGGTTATCCGGTTCTGCGGTGATATTCCAAAAGAGGCTTGCTTTACTGAAATTCAATTCGGTGATGAGCCAAGAGCTATTCACCTGGATGATGATAATGCCGCATTTAGCTTCACGCGTCTGGAAATTATCAATGGGCGCTTCCCTGACTTAGATAAGGTCATCCCAACAGAAAAGCAGAGTGTGATGCCGTACTTTCGCCTCGAGTATCTGGCCTATCCCTATTTGATGTTTCGCAAAGGCATTGTTCTTATCGAACCCTCCGGCATGGAAGCACCCTGTCGATTCCGGTTCAGTGCCCTGACTAACGAACTTTACGGCAATCCTATTTTTATTGCTTTACCTGTTTATAAGGATGCTTTTGAGCTTGCCGAACAGCGATTGAGGGAGTTGGATTTATGAAAATAGACTATCAGGACAAAGGCAGTACAGCACAAATCACCATTGCCAGTTTCATCACTGAACGCCGTAAGCACCATCGCTGTGTTGATGCTGCGTTATTAGCCGCACCTGTTCGCGCCTCTTCTGTCGGCTTCCTTTTCAGAAGAACAGTTATCACCGGTAAGTCGAATCACATGATCCGTGCTTACAAAATTATCCGTGAGGAGGCAAACCGTGACTGAGCAGCACCACCAGATAGTGGACATTAACGACGAGCTGGTCAGAACCGTAGTCCACATCGACGACGGCAGGGATTATACGCAACGCATTACTCATCAAATGAGACACCGTTTTTACATTCACGAGGGCATTTGCCCTCCACTGCCACCAGCACCAAAAGTAGCAGTCGTGAAAATAACAGCAGTGAAGAAAAGCAAGCGAGGAAAGAAATAATGGCAAGCAAATTATTACCGGTGGTTGTCGGTGTTGAAATCCCACTCGATGAGTTCGGGCGTTACAACCTGAATGCACTTCATAAGGCGAGTGGTGTAGGTGAAGAGAAGGCGCCAGCTAAATTTTTCCGTAACAAAACAGCTAAAGAGTTGATTTCTGAGCTGGAAAATCAAACTGGACAAATTTGTCTAGTTAGTTCTGAGGGTAAATTCGGTGGTACTTTCGCCCATGAACTTCTCGCAGTTTCATACGCTGGATGGATAAGCCCATCATTCCAGTTGCAAGTGAACCAAGCCTTTATCGATTTCAAATCGGGAAACTCAGGTATTGGAATTAATGCGCTTCCGTCTCTTGATCACATGGTTGGGCGCTTTGATGAGTTACGCCACCAGCTAGCACACGACGAGCAGAAAGAAGCAGAACTGCTTTCTGTGTGCAGCCAAATCATGAACGCCCGCAAAAAGACCAAAGGTAAGCGCCAGAAAATGATTACTGCGCTTAAAGACGCCGGACAGATGGCAATCGATCTCGATAACCCTAACGGAGAAGAACAATGATAAGTATCGATAACGCACAGAATGAAATTGGATTGACTGGACATATTGACGACGGGCGCGAGTGGGCAGATTGGTTATTGAAGAAGGCCAATGAATCAGCACCAATAACAGAATCAAGTGATTACCTGATGGTTCCCAGCAGCGCCGCACTGAGAAAAGAGCTGGAAGAAATTAATCAGCAACGGATTGCTCTCAAGGCGGAATGGCGGAAGAAGTTTGATTTATTGAACCTTGTCTACGAACTGGAATTTTATTTACTCACGGAGAGACAGGCATGAGCAAAATTAAAAACCCCGTTGTTCTGGTTAACATCCATGACAATCATCCAAATAGCCTTACCGTTGCTGTTACCGATGGTTCTAATGATTGGGCTGATATGCGAAAAGCCGTTGTCGCTGATTTAGATGAGCCTCTGGCTGACGAGAGTATGGATAAATTACCACTTCATGTTTTGTTCTATACGGCTGAGGCGTTAAAAAAAGAACAGCATGAAAACCAAGCTCTAAAAGAAGCAATCGCAAATATTCGTGAATATATTGGAACAATTCCATTTCACATTGATGAAAATCATCATGGACAGCATATCAAGCACTTTGTAGAGCAGGTCTTAAGCTGGTGCTCAAAAGCGGAGGCGGTAAGCGATGACAACCATTGATCTACATCTCGCACAGATTATCAAGTCAGCATGGGGCGATCCTTCTGACATCACCGATGCAATATGGAAAGCCGGATACCGTAAGCCAGAACGGGAAGCAGAAGAAATAGCTTGGCTCACTATTCAAATTATGGAAGGGGTGCCCGATGAGGTGCCCTACTCAGCAAGACCAAAAAATTTGGATGACATTCTTGCTGGCGAACTGAACGACTATGTTTTTAGTGCAACATGGGATGACAAGGCGACACCAGCGGGAGTAGCGAGAGTGATTTTGGAGAACGGTTATCAGAAAGGGGAAGAGAAATGAAAATGAATACAACATTTTTATTAATGGCGGAATTTGAAACTTCACAGATCCCATTGTCAGCCATAGCAGAGCGGTATCTCAAGATGACGGCGGGAACGGCAGAGCGCAAAGCGAACGAAGGTAAGCTAAAAATCCCGACCTACAAACTGACTGATAGCCAGAAGTCACCACGTATAGTTCATGTGAATGATCTCGCCAAATACATTGACGAACAGCGGGCGCTTGCGGTAAAAGAAGTGGAAAGAATGCAGGCTAAAAGAAAAGAGAATACAACTCAGTAACCCCACCAGAACCCCTCTGAAACTATTGGGATGCTGCGCTTATTTCAGCACCCCAATAGCACCCCTTAAAAATGTAACTACATGATTTTTATAGATAGCACATCCCATCAAGCATGGGCGCAACGGAGAAGCGCCCACTCCACTGCTTATGCGGAAATCCCTTTGTTTTAACGCTTCCTATGCATTTCTCGGTTTCTTTATTTTCGTGCATTTTTATACATTTCAGGCTATTTTTGATTTCTAGGTACACCATACAGTACACCACTCTCAATGGTGTACTGGCATCTTTGAGGTGAACAATGGCCTATTATAACATAGTGAAGCGTCCTAGAGCTGATGGCGTTATTAGGTATCGCTGCACGGTAGGGATAAAAGAAAGCGGAAAACATCTCCATCGTGAAACAAAAACCTTCGGTAAGATGGCTCAAGCTAAAAGCTGGGGTTCAAAACGCGCAGCAGAACTGGAGGAAAACGGAATTCCATCAAACGATGATGCCACAGATGTAACAGTGAGAGAGCTTATATACAAATATCTCTATGATCCGAACTTGGGTGGTAAAGCAGGTAGAACAAAAGTATATGTGTTAAACATGCTGAAGCTGGGTTCTCAATTGAAGAAGTGGCACAAGTTACCGGGCATCGTTCACTCAATGTATTATGGCAGGTCTACACAGAACTGTACCCGCAATCATTACACGAGAAGTTCAATAAACTCATGCAGCAAAAAGCTGAATGATTTAAGGGGCAGGTAGCTGCCCTTTTACGTACCCTTTGATTTTTTCTTTCTGTCACAGAAGTAGCAATTAATTGGTCAAAAAATAACATTTATTAATTCTGGCGCTCTCTTTGTTAGGCTAAAATACAACCAACCATGAAACTTTGATATATCCACAAAACAAACATCCTTTTATAACACCTATGCCATTTATTGTTATTTAGCAATTAACATATTCCATTACGATCTCTCGAGTATTCATTTTTTAATAGGGTATTTAATAAAACACGTTATTACTTAATGATAAGAGGATAATCTTATGTCTACAGTAGGCTCGGTAAATGGCGTTTATATAAGCGAAGATCTCAATTATACACTTACAGTAACTGATAATAATCCCTCTCCAGGTATCTTCAAGGGTTCTTTTGTCAGTCATAGTACTTTAACAGGAGGGGTTAATTATGACGAAATATTTGGACAATATAGATTCGTTGCTGATGATCAGCAGTGGCCTGCCCAAATAAGCTTTTACTCTATCCTAACAGCTAGCCCAAGAAAACATGTCATAGCGGATTCTTGGAATGGTATTAGAACGGCTGATGGAAATATCATAATGAGTGGAGTAAGAACATACACAACAAAAGAAGGCTTATACGATATATATACTTTTGAAAAGATTATTTTCAAGCTAACTCCAACAACATAATAGCTCACTCAATAACTAACCATTTAATTAGTCAAGCCGTACTCTCCCAAATTGATGAACCCATTTTATTGATGTTCACCGGCGGAGAAGTCTCCCACCGCCTTCATGTTACTTAGCAATATGTATTGTTGATTATATGAGGGAATAACTATGCAAGATAAGAAGCCTGATGCTTCTACTTCAGAAGATAGCAATTTGGTTATTGTTGCAACGCCAGAATATGTCAAAGAAAAAATTGAAGAACATGCCAAAAGTCGTAATCATCCCTATGCAACTCAGGTAGAGCCGGGATTCGTTACTCTGAGTAATGAAACGGATAGTGATAGTGAGTTAACCGTTGCAACCTCTAAGGCTGTTAAAAAAGCATCTGATCTAGCCAATGCTGCGAATCAAAATGCTAATAATGCAAATGAGAATGCTAATTTAGCCTTACCTGTTGGTGTTCCCGTTCCTTGGCCAACAGAATTTGCACCAGAAGGCTGGCTGATATGTAACGGTGATTCATTTGATAAAACAAGATATCCTAAACTGGCCCTTGCTTATCCCGAAGGGGTATTACCTGATTTGAGAGGGGAATTTATTCGTGGTTGGGATAGTGGGCGAGGAGTTGATCAGGATCGTCACCTGATGTCATCACAGAAGAGTGCTAATAAATCGCATAGTCATGAAGACCTTGGCGCATATGGAGGAGGCCCCGGAGGAAATCCCGGAACTTCAAGCATATTTGCCAAAGCATATACCGCAAGCAACTATGAGAATAGGCCAGCCGGTGGATGGACAGGACCTGCATATGGATTAACATCTGCACCAGATGGTGAAACAGAATCACGACCACGTAATATTGCATTTAACTACATAGTCAGAGCTGCTTAATTCTAACTAACTCGACTCTCATACCAACTATATTATCAGGGGCAATCCGCCCCTGTTTTGGGTTGCCTGAATTGATTTTAATCCAGTGTTAATTGTGTCGGCCTACGCCCATAAAGTGCAGCCAATTTTTCCAGTGTGGCCTGACGAAGACGTTCGGCTTTTTCAAACTGGGACACCGCCGCTTGCTTGACGCCCAATTTCTCAGCCACCTCATATTTGATGTGGTTCAATGATTTTGGTCACTTCAGGCAACGTCTGAAGCATGGAAAGACAAGCAATCAGGTGAGCTGAGGTAAAAAACAGAATGGCACCGTGAGGTTCTGTTCGGAAAACTGGCAGAAGTTGCCGGTGAATATCTGAAGAAAGGCAGCCAGATTTATATTGAAGGCCAATTGCAAACACGGAAGTGGCAAGACCAACAGGGACAAGATCGCTATACAACGGAGATTGTGGTTAACCCCATCGGCGGGACAATGCAGATGCTGGGCAATAGACAGGGAGGTCAACAAGGCCAGCAGTCACATTCAGGGCAAGCATGGAAATCGCCACAGCAACCACAACAACCACAGCAAGAACCACCGATGGATTTTGACGATGATCTACCGTTCGCCCCAGTCGGAAAACAGTATCCTAAGCACGCTATCTACTCAATTTAACCCCTGATAGAAGCCTCTAAGTATGTCCACCAACTTGAATAACTCTAGTGGTGTATTCTGCAATTAATGACATCACTTTGTATTCCCACGGTAAAGCCACTTAAAAGGTTTAGCTAATACCCGGTTGTAATATTCGATATATTTTAAAATGCATGTCCGTAATATCGCTTTGCTGCTGACGGAAAGCCGCCTGAGCAAATGTCGGGAGACCAGACTGAACCAACATTCAATTTGATTTAACCAGGAAGCGTGTTTGGGGGTATAAACGAATCGGATCCGATGTGTCGGGTCTGATAGAAACTGCATGCGTGTCTCCATGGATTGAAGCGTTCCCCACTGGCCTTTCACTCCCAGTCCCTCATTAAGACCACAGGCTTCGGCAATGAAT